CAACATATATGTATTCAAATATCCGCTTGCAAACGGTTCAAATTGACTGGCTGTGGTACCAGTCACACTACCAATACCACGTCTAAAGGCGGCTCTAACACCCATAATCTCTTTGGGTAGTATGTATTCCTGCGTTTCAGGTAATAAGTCTAAGAAGCAATAACTTTCTTCTACGCTATTTGCGGCACGTTGTCTATATTTTACAAGTGCTTGATCAATTGCCATCTTATAGTGTTCTTGTTCCAACTCAACATCAACGATGCCGTCGCCCAAGCGCATGCGAATATAATCTGTGATTGCGGCACGTTGTAGGTCTGAACTGTTTAATGCTGTAGGATCAAAGGCAATTGGGCCTGACCCGGTACCTGTATTAGGGTCGTATAAATTCCCTGTAGGTATGCTACCAAACACACTTAAATTACCGTCAATTGATTGAGCCTGATTGGGTACGCTATATTCACTCATGAAGAAATCCTGTTATAGTGTATTTATTAAAAACATTACTAAATAATAGTGTAGTTCGCGGAATTGGCGTTCCCAACTACTCTAACGTCGAGAAAGGACATCAGCAATGTATTTAATTAACAAATACACCAATACCTATTATAAAATCATTGATCGGGCTAAAACACGGGATATTACCGGATATACTGAAAAACATCATATTATCCCGAAAAGTTTAGGTGGGAGCAATTCAAAAGATAATTTAGTAAAACTTACTGCTCGAGAACATTTTATTTGTCATTTACTTTTGTCAAAAATGACAGACGGAACGAATCGACAAAAAATGTTTTTGGCGCTTAAAATGCTCACTCGGTTAAAAAATAAAATTTGTATTACATCAAAACAATTTGAAACTATTAGAATTAATGCTAACAATGCCCATAAAATGTTTCGCGCTGGAGTTAAATTGTCTGACGCCACTAAAGAAAAACTCAGCATCATTAACACCGGTAAGAAATACGGCCGTAGAAGCGAGGCAACTTGTTTAAAGATAAGTAAAGCCACAAAAGGTAAATCTAAGTCAATTGAGCATAGAGAAAAGGCAATTAAGAATCTTAAAAGAATACCCAAAGGAAGTACACTATCCGAAGAACACAAAGCAAATATGCGTAAACCCAAATTGGTAATAGAATGCCCCCATTGCTATAAACAAGGGGGCAATAGTCAAATGAAGAGGTATCACTTTGATAAGTGCAAACTATTCAGTTTTCAATAATACCATATTAGCATTAGTTCTGCCATTTGGCTTTGCCTCAACTGCCTTAATCGTATCCATAAACTTTCTGAGTTGAACTTTGCCACACTTAGCAAATTCCTTTAGTTGCTCTTCAGGTTTACGTAATGTTTTCATTACACTTTTATCTGTATCAAAATTTATAATACTAGTACCTTTAACAGATAATGACTGGTATGTTGTTGCTCGATAAACAATCAGTTTACGCGATTTAGTATCAAAACACCATAATGTCTGTGCACCCACAATTTCTGCGGGGTTGATACTTACAATCTTTAGCTCAGTATGCGTTTTGGCATACTTGAGTTTGGAAATTACCTTTTCTTTACTAGGCGCTTTTTTGACTCTTGCCTTTTTAGTCGCTTTCTTGACTCCGCGATATTGCTCAATCGCACTCATTAGATTGTCAATCCAAGTAATTATACGCTTAAAGTCTGCGGCCTTGTAGTGTGCGTATCCCTCTTTAAGATCTGCGTCCCTTTTAGTCATTGCCTCCTCAAGCTCTGCTTTACGAGCAGAGTAAACTGATTCATACTTACCTAATTGGCTTTGCACTACATTCTTTGCAACTAGAAAATCATATGGCTTGAAGTCAACTTTGATTGCCTTAGTTACATCATCATAAACACCCTCAATATCTCCAATGATCTCGCTAGTCTTTTCTTGTAAACGATCTTGGATAGTGGGTGCTTTGATTACAATTTTTTCCTCTGTAACTGTCTCAACTACTTCGGGTTCTGCTTTTGTAATTGCCTCTAGAATGCATTCGTCTAAAAATTCAATATGTCTAGTTTTTAGGGGCATGTTAGCACGAATGTGTGCCATAATAATACAACATGCAGTCATAGGCATTGCTTTGTCCGAACTGCGCTCAAACGCTCTAATTTGATCTTTGGTGTATTTCTTTTCCTGTCGCTTCAAATACTCCACAACATTCTTGCGAGCATCTTTTTGGTTGTAGTAGTAATTATAATAATAAAAACTTCTACGGAGTTTATGATCAAAGTCAGCATCACTTAGGTTAAGGTCGTCCTCGCTCCAATCGGGTTCAGTTCCTGTGTACTTTTCATCGTGTAATGCGGGATTACGAACTTTAGATTGTTTTGATTTAATCTTGATGCCAGCTACCGTTGCCATATATTACTCCGTAAAAACTAGATTATACTACATTTTCAATAAAGTGCCAAATACCAAGTGTTGCTCTAATACAACAAGAGCCTCGTCTAATTGACGAGCTAATTCTTCATACTTAGCAGTAAATCGATTTCTGCGTCTGCATTCCACAAATTCCCCATCTAACTTTGCCCATAACCCCACACAATTTTGAAACATCAAGTGCAGTTTAGCATCGCCCAAATTTTGAACAATAGGGCGAGCATCACTAATTCTGTTGTATAGAGTGGGACTGTGCGACTGCATAATCTTAATTATAACAGATAAATCGATACCTGTCAAATTGGCTAAATACACAATAATCTGGGGGAAACAGTGGCAAGATTAAGTTTATGGAAAGACGGAAGACACACCAACGATTACCGTTTCTTTGATCGCAGAATAAGTGAAATGTTTACCATTGGTGGCACTGGTATCCTATGCCACAAATATTTAGGTCCAATAACACAGGGATTACAATACGCAACCACTGCGGCACAGGGTAGTGCAGGTCCGGTTATAACCTTGCCCAGCACAAGTTCAATTAATATTGGCGATACTGTGACTGCAGTTGGAGTACCTGCAAATTCTACAGTTATTGCCAAAGATGCATCAACTATTACGATTAGTGCAAATACTTCTAGTGCATTGGGCATGGGTGTTACTGTTGGCATTAGTCCCAGTGCCGCACAACCCAGTTATGTTAATCAAAGCGAACAAAATATACAAGACTTGTTATGGATGGAAAACAGAGATCGCAAGTATGAACCCGATGTTTACAAAATGCGTGGCATCTATCAACGTGCCGATCAAGACTTTGACTTAAGTCAATTTGGATTATTTTTAGCAACAGGCACGTTATTCATGGTGTTCCATTTACGTGACATGGTAGACTTGATTGGGCGTAAGTTAATGGCCGGCGATGTCTTAGAGCTAGAACACTTAAAAGATTATGATGCATTAAATCAAGATGTTCCGGCAGCATTAAAACGATATTATGTTGTGGGTGATGCTAGTTTTGCCGCAGAGGGATTTACTCCCACATGGTGGCCGCATCTATGGCGTGTTAAACTTAATCCGTTGGTTGACGGTCAGGAATACAAAGATATTCTTAATACTCTTATTCCCGGCACTTCAACAACTACTGCTCAGATATTAAGTACATTAGACACTAATCTAAAAATTAATGATGCAGTAATTGCCGAAGGTACTGCTAATCTCCCACTTAGCGGATACGATACTAGTAGTTATTATAACAAACCGCTATCAGTCAAAGGTACAATACCAGATCATAACGGCAAGACTGCAGATGACAGTACAGACAAAGCTGATGAAATTAATGATACCGCTGACTCTGCATCAATTACTCCTGATTCTGTTGTTACCGGATATTTGACTGGGTCTAGTGTTGCCCCGAATGGATTGCCGATGGGCTCGGGCATCTCATTCCCTACAAGTCCTTCAACTGGAACATATTTCTTAAGAACAGATTACTTACCAAATCGTGTGTTTAGATTTGATGGTATGCGTTGGATAGGTATCAATGATGTACAACGTACAAGCCTAACACAGGGCGCAAACAACTTGACTCAATTGGGTACATTTGTTAACGAATCAGAAACGTTTGTTAACAATGATGGCGCAACTGTAAATGTCAAACAAAGTTTGAGCACTGTACTAACCCCGAAAGCTGACAACTAATGACTGCTCCTACAAATTATTTTTATGACGGACAAATACGTCGGTTCATAAGTCAATTTATTCGCATGGTATCAAACTTTTATGTAGAGTTTGGTAAAGATTCTAATGGCGTAATAAACTACCAACGTGTGCCAGTGATGTATGGAGATCCCAGCAGACAGGCCGCACAAATTATTCGTAACAATAGTGAAAATACAGTTAATACAGTTCCTGCTATGGCTGTTTATATTAACGGATTGAACTACGATCAAACAAGACTTCAAGACCCCACGCTGGTCCAGAGTATGCAAATACGACAAAGACAGTTTGATCCAGTTACTGGGACTTACGGAAATGCCCAAGGTGAATCATATACTGTGGAACGTTTGATGCCGGTTCCGTATAAGATGACACTAAAGATGGATATCTGGACCAGCAATACAGAACAAAAATTACAACTAATAGAACAATTGAGTGTACTGTTTAACCCCGCAATGGAGATACAGAGCACGGACAATTACATAGACTGGACCAGTTTGAGCTATGCTCTTATGACTGACATCTCTTGGTCTAGTAGAACTGTGCCCACGGGAGGCGAAGAACCTATAGACATTGCTTCGATGACTTTTGAGTTACCAATTTGGATCAGCACCAATGTCAAAGTTAAAAAGATGGGTGTTATTCAAACAGTTATTGCAAACATACAAGATTTGTCAGACCTATCATCAATGGGTCAAGTAATAACTACTGTTGGTGATTTTGGAGTATTATTAAGTACTAGTCCTAGTGGAAACACCCTTAAGTTATTAAAACCTAATGATGCAGTTACCAATGACGCATTTAATAACGATTCAGTAATTGGCGGTACTAGCCATGCGTGGGCTCCTTTATTAGATGAGTACGGTAAATTTATCAGTGGTAGCAGTCAGGTAAGACTAACGCAACCTGATGGCAGTGAAATTGTAGGCACTATTGCAACACATCCAACAGATCCCAGTTTGATGATATATTCACCTTTTGCCGATACGACCCCGGCAAATACATTACCCGCAATTAATGCTATCATTGATCCACAGAGTGTTAACATTGGAAGTTATTTGACTAACCCGGCAACTGGTACTAGATACTTACTGGTAAACAATATTGGAAGTTTTAGTAGCAGTCAGGGTGCTACTGCCTGGCGAGGTGCTGATGGGCAAGATTTAGTTGCAAATGCACATGATATTATTCAATATAATGGTACTCATTGGAATGTGGTATTTGACAGTGCCAATACAAATATGTTAAACTATGTAACTAATTTAACCACAGGCATTCAATACAAATGGCAAAACGATCAATGGACGAAATCGTACGACGGGGTGTACCGGGCGGGCGAATGGATGCTATCAATTTAATAAGTGCCGGGGCACTTATCTACTGTAAAAAGACTCACAGGTATTTGTTTTTACTTCGTAACGGAAGTAAGCATAGTGGATCGTGGGGATTGGTTGGTGGAAAGATTGAACCGGGAGAGACTGTGGTGCAGGGATTAAATCGAGAAATAGCAGAAGAATTGGGCGGGGTTATTAAAAATGCTAAACTTATACCTATAGAAAAATTCACGAGTGATACCAGCAAGTTCGAATATCACACATATGTTATCAATGTTGACGAAGAATTTGTTCCTGTATTAAATCACGAACATCGTGGATATTGTTGGGTGCATTTAGATGACTATCCTAAACCCCTGCATCCCGGAGTTTGGCGGACATTTAAATTCAATAGTGTGATAGAGAAAATTAAAACTTTAGAAACAGTTTTATAAATCTACTTCTTTGACAAAATCATTGAATGTAATTTGTCTAAGATTTAGCTGATACTTCCATAATTCAGGCATATACCAATTTGGGGTTGGCATTACTCGAACAAAATCCACTCGGGAATAAGTATCCATAACAGTCTTCAATGATTTAACAAAAAAATCTTCGGTACTGGGATAATCTTGTGGCGGGTAGCCCGGAGTCCCTGTATATACGCAATAATGATAAAAATCATCATTACTATGACAGTCAAAGCCCAACAAATAAACAGTAGTGTGACCATCAAAACAGGCAAGGTATGCGGCAGTAGCACCCATGTCCCAATTTGGATTCTGTGGTACTAGGTAGAACTTTCCGGGATAACTAAGAACCATATCAGCAGTACCGTATATAATGTTGTTATCACAGTATCCGCCATTTACTAATTCTTTTGCCACTTCATCATTGGCAACAACAAAGTCCGGAGAAAAATCTCGAACAATAGCATTACATCCATAGGTCTGTACAGCACCCGCAGCCAATAGCCCACCTTTGTGATTTTTAAGTAATTGGAGTAAATTACCCTGTTTGTACAACTCTAGTCTACTAGGGCCGTTACCCAACACTACGGCTTTATTACTGATCTGAGTGTTTGTAATTGCATTAGGAACAAATTCAGTTTCTCTTTTCCAATCAGCATTGGTATAGGTTAATTTTGTAATTATCTCTTCACCAGCATAATTTGTTCTATAGAGTTGTTTAATTTTTTGCATTTGTAACCTTAGACTGGTAGTAAAAATCTAATAAATTTTACTGTGTTATTTGCACTGACACCTGCCCCAGAAAGCGTGAGAGTGGTACCCGAAATACTTGCAGTAAATGTCATTCTAGCACTAGCTCCGGTATAAACCAAACCAAAAGTATTAATATAAGGTGTTGTGCCATCATGAATAACTTTTATCTCGCAAGTTTCATATTGAGTATTGGTTACGTCCTGAATTGATACAATATATTTTGCACTTCTGTAAGAAGTGGTTGACCAAGTGTCTAATGTTGTTGGCGATGCCCCAACTCCAGTCACCGCAGTAACTAAATTTGACACATCTTTTCGTAAAAGTTCCCAGCCACCTGCAGTTGAGCCATCGTGAACACGAAGAGTGTTTAATGTAGTATCTACCGCCAATTCACCCGATGCACCGGTAAAATTGTTATTTTGAGTAGTTGTTCCTCGTCTGAACTGTACTTGGGTTGGCATTATTCTCTATTCCTATATAGTCTATTTAGTTTTAAATTGGGTTAGCATTGGCAGAACCAGTACCTTCTAAGTTTACGGTAATTATAGTACCCTGCGGATCCATACAGTTGTAGACAACACCCAAACTCACCCCAAAAGCGTCAGAAAGCGAGCTAGTACCAGCCCCGATATACGATTCCCCGTTACCAAAATCGCCTGTTGGGAATGACGTAATTGTAGAAGTTGTGAATCCACCAGTACCACTACCACCCCCAGAAACAGTAGTGAACGCTAATTGGCCTAGACCGTTAGTACTAATCACTTGCCCGCTGATTCCGTTATCGACGATAGGGAATATTAAAGAACCAACGGTTAAATTACCAGTGGTTATTTTTGTTGTTACTGTTAAATTTCCAGTAGATTGGTTTGCACTTGTGACATTACCCGATACTGATAGATTACCAGTAACTGCTAGATTGCTAGTAGTGGGTGTTATGTTAGAAACCGTTAAATTGCCACTGACACTTAGGGTATTTGTTGTCAGTACGTTGGCAACTTCAGTATATAAAATAGTTTCATAATTAACCGTAGAAATATTACCAGCAATTGATAAATTACCACCAATATACACGTTACCAGCAATGCCTACACCACCAGCTACTTGTAAAATACCAGTTGTTGTGCTTGTTGCTGCCGTGGTACCTTTAATAATAAAATTACCGTTAACATCTGATTGTAAATCAGTAGTCCAAGAACTTCCGTTATATCTACCAACAGTAAATCCAGCAGTTGCACTATTTCTTGTATCTGTAATAAACTGGGCACTACCACGTTGTGTGCTATCCGAATAGTTATTGCCGAATACGGAGAAGTAAGCACCATAAATGCTTCCGCTTGCATCCTGCATACCAAATGTTAGGCGACTGCCGGTATCAGGCGAGAATAGTCCTTTAACTCCGGAAGTAAAGTATGCGTTACTACCAATATATAAATTACCAGCAATACCAGCTCCACCTGATACTTGGAGGGCGCCTGTTGTG